AATGGTTGTATTTGAGTTCGATCAGCTAATTTTTTCTTAACACTTTTAATTATTCTCTTCATCAATAATTTTGGATTTTTAATTTGAGATAATTTAAAGTTGTATGTCAGTAAACCGGCAGACTGCACATCATTTCGGTTTGTTAGCATGGAAAGAAAAATAAGTAAATCTCTATAAATTTCTTTTGTAAAATTTTTTGTAATTTCTTCCACTGGAAAATTTCTAGAAACCATTTTAAGAAGTGCATCCACTGTCTTTAATTGTTTAACAATTGTTTCTTCTTTTGCAAAATACATTTGACTTAGAGAATCATCCTTTCCTTTATTACCATGTCGAATAAAGTGAAGAAATTCTGCGATGAAAAGTGTCTCACCTTTTTTCTCAAGTGAATAATTCCCTGTCCATATTGATTTTAAATCAGTCTTATGTAACTTTTGAATTAAAGGTTCTCTTGATATTCTTGAAATTTTAAATGAAACGGTTGTCCATCTAATATCTCTTTTTTCATGCTCACCCCATGGTTCACCTTCGTTAATCGCAATAATTTTATCGACAACTTTAGTAACATCCCCACCAACTACAACTGCAACTCTAAATTTGTGACGGTTAATTTGCTCCTTAGCTACTGCGTTCAATGATCCATATTTAACATTTACTTTTTGTTCTCCACCATAAAATAATGAAATTGCCAAATTGTCATATCTAAAAGGTGTAAGGGCATACTTTAATCTGTTTTGACCATCAAGAATGATAGCTCTCGCACCATTTGCTTTTTTCTCCTCTAACCAATCAGACATTTCAATCCATAATTCTTCTGTAATTCCCCAAGGTCTGAATTATCCTTCTAAATATTTTTTCGATGTTTCATGACCATCTTTAGTCCACTTTCTCTTTTGCTCCTCTCTTTGTAACCACTCTCGAAAAGAAACCCACTCTCCGTTCTTATAACATGAGGTTACTTCTTCATAATCGAATAGAAAAGATTCTATTTTTAAATCATATGAAATACCTTGTGCTGCTATTTTATGTCCGAGGTTGTCAGCTGCCCTCTCACCATTTTGCAATGGTGCAAGATTTTCGTTATTCATGATAGTTTAATTTGTAAATCTGAATTTACTGATTGAATTTAAAGTCAATTAAGTGGGACTGATCCCAAAGCTTTGACTGAGTACTAATTATAGTACGTTTTTATTTAGGTGTCAAGTCTTTTAATTTTTTGTAAGTTTCTTGCCAACTATTCACAGTATAATTTGTTCCCCCTGCATTGTCAACAGCCACTGCTAACGGATAATCATTCTGCCCTTCTTTCATCATGTCGCCAAAAAAATGTATCTCATCGTCTGAATTAAAATCTCTCAGTATTTGACTTTTATCATTATCAGATATATCAAGTCCAGTTTGACCACCTATCTGAACATTAAGATTTGGAAACTGATTTTTAAGTCTATCTGCAATCAATACTCTCTCTCCTGTATTTCTATCCCACTTTACATACTCCTCTCTGTCCGCTAAGTTCACACCCTCCCCACGTCCTAAGATACTAAAATTAATACCTCCCGGTCTTTCTTCAATATGATTACCACAACGAATTGGAAATTGACTATAATCCAATTCATCTTGTAGAAACTTTTTTACTTCATCAGATATAGTCCAGTTAGATTTGTAGACGTTTACATCTTTTTCATAAACGTCTGCACCAGAACAGTTATAAACTCTTTTAGCACGATAGTAAACATCAAGACCTACTTGCTCAACAGTTTTTTCTCTATCACTACCAGTGACAAGATAAACATCATTCTTGCAACAGAATTTTATCATGAATGCTTCAAATGATAAATCAATTTGTTGACGACTATCTGTGAGAGTGCCGTCAACATCAAAAATAAATTTTTTCAATTATTCAGTCTCTGTGGTTTTTCCTTTCTTACCAATATTATACTTCTGTTCAAGCTGCCATAATCCCTTATCCTTATAAGATAAAACTTTGATCTGATTGAGTGGTGCAATATCTACACAATCCTCTTCTTTAACGATTGAGATAAGTCCCCAGTCAGCCAATAAACGAGTGATGCGATTACGTCTTTGCACATCGTTGATTGTAAGATTCGCATGTTTCCCATCAAGGGCAAACAATTCTTTAAAATGAACTATAAAATATTTTCCTTGCTTATGCAGAATGTGGCAAGATTGATAGAGTTTTTTCTCTTTCCTTGATGCAACTCCAATACGGGTTAGTGTTTCACGAACTTTTAAAAAATCATCTGGTTCATTTAACACAACCTCAAGCATTTGATCCTGAGTCCATTGCACGGTTGGTTCAACGGTCGTCGTCATCGTATTCCTCCAATATCAAGTCGTTGTTTAATAAAATTAATTTGATCAGGTGTTAATATTTTCAAAGCACTTAGTGCTTTTTCGTTACTATAACCATAGTATTGTTTGATGATTTCAAGATCCGTGACTTTATCCTTCCGGAGCCAGGGAGAAAATCTCTTCTTTTTCCTAAGTGTATTTAGAAAAAAATGATATTGAAGGTCTTTATCTAAGTTAGGAAACTTATTCATCTCATTTGCAAACATGACTGTATCAAGATGACCAGACAAACAACGATTGACGATGTATGGAGGATAATCTTTAATCAGACTTGAATCTTCTTCTATCAAGTTCTCCTTTGTAAAGTTAATAGAGTTTAACCAGTCTTTTAGTTCCATTATCTTATAATCTGAATATCTTCATCCTCTGTCCAAAGTTCGACCTCGGTTCTAAACCTACCCTCAGACTTTAACTTTTCATATCTCTTACCAGCTTTCTTTTTCCACCATGAAATAATATTATCAAGATAGAACTTATCCCAATTTTGACCTTTGACTAATTTATCTTGTTCACCGAGTAATACTTCACGAACATTCCCATAACCATAATCAGAAGTATATGATCTTTTTCTTTGTGTAAGTCCAAATGCACTCTTAAGAACTCTGTCTAACTCTTTTAGTTTTTCTACCTGACCATATTCTTTCAGAGAGTTCTTAGTCCATGAAATCATTCTAGTTTGTCTCTTCATCTTTTTAGAAGAAACATAACTGGGAGTTACAGGATTATTATCATTGATAATAGTGAATCTATCATGAAGTTTATGAAACGCTCTATCATGAAGTAAAGGTAAAAACTTACTATCAGTTAAACCTTTAAATCTAATAAATGGTTTCAATCCATCATACTGTGATGCAGAGGTAGTAGATCCATATAAAGAAGTTGTTTCAAACCATCCAATATCTTTCTCAAATACTTTATTAAGATGCTCTCTTGCAAAATGAGATACGCACAATAATGCAAGTAATTTACCACCAAGACAGTTATATCCAAAAGGTTGAGATGGCACGATTGCAAAACCCATCACAGCATGACGATTGAATATTGAGAGATTTGCTGGCTGACCTAACCATTCATTGCGAGGTTTTGAATTAATAGTTGGAGATCCAAAACGAATGAATCCAATTATCTTCTTACTATTCTTTTCATAAACAATCCAACGCAACTCTCTACCGGGAATATTTTTCTCAATAATTGCCGATGATGTTGCTGTTAGAAGTTCATGATAATATGCTTGAGGAACTGATTGTTGAAATCTATCTCCAACAAACTTAACCTCAAAATCCATGTCCTCTGGATGAACATCTTCATTAAAGAACTCATCTTTCAGAGAGACAATTGATTGACCTCTTTCTTTAACTGCTGCCTCTTTTGTATAACGAATATAATCCTCAATAGATTTAAATCTATTAAAGTAATTAATAAATTCATCAGCAGCCCATAATGTATCTACTTCACTTAGGATCATTGTATGATTGGCATTTTTTCTTTGTAACCATTTCTAAATTGATATTGATCTCTAAGTTCTTCGAGTTTTATTTTGATGGTAATAACTTCTGTCAAATCTCTAACACTTCGAGACATATTATTATATCCTGCACCAACATAGATTTGACCTGCCATGACAGCAAAGGTGCAAGCACCCCAAAATACATAATACATGCTTGATTTCATTTGTGCTTTTGTTTTTGTAAATTTAGTCATTTGAAAGTACACTCCACCATAATTTCTGTTAGACATGCTAACATATTAATCTCCTGATCCGCAACAAATGCTACTTGGTACTGATATTTAGCCAGAATAAGAACGGCAGCAGGAATAGAATTAGCGACCAAGGTTTCATAAAAACTATCGTAAATACGACGGAAAAGCAAAGTAGTATCATTATCCAAGTTCGTGCTGACCCACTTCCGAACTTCGGAAAAGTTTTTTTCTTTGAGATTTTTGGTGAGATCATTTATCGATACATCTGAAAAGGACGCTAATATACCAGAGTCTATTTCACCTCCGGCAGAATATCTTTGACATTCATTTAACACTCTCCTCCAATCAGGAAAATGTTTGTTGATAAGTTCAGCAACAACTTTCTTATCACTCCTAATATTTTCTTTGTCAAGAATATCATTGATTCTTGAAAAGAACTGTGCTGCTATTGTTGGTTTGTCCCTTTTGTTAACTGCAAAGTCAATAACAGTGCAGCGTGAGTGAAGGGGTTGAATAATCTTATTCTTGTAGTTACAGGTGAAGATAAATCTACAGTTGGCAGAGAACTCCTCAATACTCGCTCTGAGAAGGAGCTGTACATCGGAAGTGGTATTGTCTGCTTCGTCAATGATAATGACTTTATGTTTCGACTCGCTTGTAAGAGAGACGGTAGATGCGAAGTTCTTCGCGTTGTTCCGAACAGTGTCAAGAAAACGACCTTCATCCGACCCATTAATGACATAGAAATCTGCTCCTAATTGTTCACATAATGCTTTTGCTACTGTGGTCTTACCAATCCCCGGTGGGCCTGATAATAACATATTTGGTATCTCACCTGCTGTTACAAAATCTTGAAATGTTTTCTTGATACTGTCAGGTAAAATACACTCATCAATAAGTTTGGGTCTATATTTTTCAACCCAAATAAAATCACTCATAATAAAATTGCTACTTTACTAATTGCTATGCTCATTAAGAAAGCTAGCATAATTGCAACATCCCATTGTTTATTGTGAATATAAAATGGAATACAAATAACGTCAGCGATAACGTGAATTATCGCTCCATAAAATGTTGATACATGTAGTATAACAAAATACGCACAAATAATCAATACCGAACCTGTGATTCTTCCTGCGACTAATAAATTCATTTAAAACCTTTTTTTGGTCGTGGTTTGTCAATAACGTGTACAACAGCATTAAATGTTGGTAGTCTACAATTATTCCACCACCACTCTTGAACCTCATCCCAAGATGTTACCACAATAGAAAGATCTTTGTGAACTATCTTGTAGTGATGACGATCATATGGTTCGTTACTTGTTTGTCCAAAGTAAAGAGGATCGTCTTTTCCTATTAACTTAGTCATCGTGATCATCCCATGGATCTGTTAAATTTTTATTTGCAAAAAATCCTTTATATACTCCGTATCCAGCCAGTAATACCGTAATCACTGCAATCGAGATCATAAACGTAAAATCAGGATTGAACGTGAAGTGTGGTATAAGTGTGTCGTTACACTTGGCAATCTTTTCTGGATCACTCCAAGTTCCCGGTAAAGTATACACAGGTGGACATGCTAAAAAAATCATTCTTGTGATCTCCATATTTTTCTCATTGTAACATACTTTTCATCGTATG